AGAGAAAGAGATGGCCTGAACCGTACTCGCTGGCCCAGACGATGATCTTGATGGTGTCCAAGTCCAATGGGGACGTGGCTTCTACTGGTCGGCTCATGCTGTCTTCTCCTCTATGGTGTAAAACCAATCGTCGCCAGCGGACCACTTGCGGGTACCGTCGACCGTATAAAAATCTTTGGCTGCCTGGAAGTCTGGGAACTTGACCTCGGCAGGGATAAGGCTCTGGTCATACCACAAGCAGCGGTTGTTAGGCTGCGTGGCAAACTGACCGTTATCCAAGCGGATAAAGTTGAAGCTCTTGTGCTCCTCAGCCTGCTCCGTGAAACCTGTATCGCTATCCATACCATCAGCACAGAAGTCCACGGTGAACAGGTAGCGGCCATGCTGCCATTGCTTATCCTTGCCGAGGAACTTAACCCCAAGGTTTCGGAGGCCGATCTTCTCGCAGACTGTGAAGCGGTATCCCATGCAGTCCCAAAGCTGCAGCGTATCGATGGGCAAGTCTCCATGATCCTCTTTCCAAACGTACGCGCTAATTGGCAGCTTGTCGTACAAGGCGCCGTAATTGGGCAGCAAGGATTCAATGCGGAAGACCTGACCACGCAGCGCCTTGAGGCTTACCCAGATGGCAGGCTCTAACTCTCCATGGCCCTTGGTGTGGTTGTACAGGAACTCTCGCCGCACAAAACACTTTAATGGCGGTAGACTGGCGATGATGTAGCTCATAACATTCTTCTTTCTACGTGGTTAGGGTGATAGATTATACAGCATTCTGTGCAAGCTATGCTATGTCCTTGGACCAGAAAGATCAAAAAAGCTATAGGTGATATTTTTAGCTATAACTAAGAGTATCAGTACAACCTTTTTGCAGACACGGGGATCTTATGATTTGAAAAAGACGAGCGAACGATACAGTTAAAAGATATTAACAATATGAATACAACTAATTAAGCCTAAAAATATCATCTATAGCGTTTTTGAAGGCCCCTGTGTACGCGGTTCGTGATTTAATCTAAAATAGAAAAAATTTAGAAACATTGGAGTATTGCAATGCCATTTCAAAAAGGCGTTAAACCTGCTGGATCCGGCCGCAAACCAGGCAGCCCCAACAAGCGCGACGTCAAGCGACAAGAGATCTTCGAACGCATCGTTGAGAAGCACGGTGATCCACTCGAGGCCTTAGCAGAGATGGCCTTCGACCCTAACCACGACCTGCTTGTCCGCAAGGACTGCATGAAGGAGCTGGTTCAGTACGGTCACGCCAAGAAGCGATCTGTTGAGATCTCAGGACCTGATGGCGGTCCGATTGAAGCAAGGCTTGAGCTTGTCGGCCAGATCACCGATCTCATCGGCAAGTTGAATGCTGGCGGCAAATGATCCTGTCCAAGACAGAGTTAACAACAATCCAAACCAGTCTTGCCAGCCTGGAACTGGAGGACCTGGCTCACATAGCCTGGAAGCTTAAATGGAAATCCACGGCTCGCGAGCAACAGATGACACCGCCAGGAGATTGGGGCATCTGGTTGATCTTGGCCGGTCGTGGCTTCGGCAAGACAAGGACCGGAGCAGAAGACATCTCGAGTTATGCTGCGGACAATCCTGGGGTCCGCTGTGGAGTTATTGCGCCAACGTCAGGGGATATTAGGGGCGTGTGCTTCGAGGGCGACTCGGGGATCATGGGGGTCATCCCGCACTACCTGATTGAGAACTACAACAGGTCCATTGGCGAGATCACCCTGAAGAATGGATCATCGATCCGTGGCTTCTCAGCCGAGGAACCTAGCCGGCTGCGTGGTCCTCAGTTCCACCGAGTCTGGTGCGATGAGTTGGCTGCTTGGCAATACGTTGATGAGACATGGGACATGATGCGGTTCGGTCTTCGCCTGGGCGAAGATCCACGTGCCATCATTACCACGACTCCAAAGCCCATTGAGCTGGTCCGCAAGCTTATCAAGGATGCAACCAAGAAGGGCAGCCGAGTCCACATTACCAGGGGATCCACCTATGACAATGCCGCCAACCTTGCCAAGTCCTTCCTTGCTGAGATCACACAGTACGAGGGAACCCAGCTATGCCGCCAAGAGATCCATGCCGAGGTTATTGAGCCCGAAGAGACCGGCATCATCAAGCGAAGCTGGTTCAAGCTCTGGCCAGCCGACAAAGCCTTGCCTGCCCTTGATTACATCGTCATGAGCCTGGATACGGCGTTCACGGAGAAGTCCATTGACCGCAAGAGCCATGACCCCGACCCCACGGCCTGCTCGGTTTGGGGCGTATTCAGGCACGAGAAGAAGCCAGCCTTCTTGCTGCTCGACTGCTGGCAAGATCACCTGGGTCTGCCGGCCCTGATCGAACGGGTCAAGAAGGAATGGGTGGTCAGGTATGGCGACGAGGACTTCAAGCCAATGATCAAGCCCTTGATTGGGCCAAAGCAGTCCATGTTCGGTGGCAAGTCGCCTGACCTGATGATCATCGAGGACAAGGGATCAGGCATCAGCCTGCGCCAGATGCTGGCCCGTGAGGACATCCTTGCTTATCCTTACAATCCTGGCCGCGCAGATAAGCTTCAGCGACTGCACGCGGTCTCACATTTATTTGCACACGGATTCATTTGGGTTGTAGAATCTGATAAACGGCCTGGGAACCCACGTTCTTGGGCTGATCCTTTAATCTCGCAGTTGTGCAGCTTCCATGGTGAGGGTTCAATCAAGCATGATGACTTTGTGGATTCAACGACCCAAGCACTTAGATTGTTGGCTGACCGCAATAGCTTGTCAGTCACCAGAAAAGCCGAAGACAAGGTTGAGCGGGACATTAAGGTCCGGCCTGTGAACCCATACGCGATCTAACCGGAGCATTGAATGGCTGAAAACGAACAAGAATACGGCGAGATGTACGAGGTTGAGGATGACTCCAAGGTCCGTGACACGGATGACGGTGGAGCAATGGTCACGCTTGATGACTCACCAACACCAGCCGAGTCAGAGTTCTATGCAAACCTGGCTGAGACGATGCCAAGCTGGGAGCTGGCAAACCTTGGCTCTGAGCTTTGCGACATCTTAGAAAAAGACAAAGAAGCCCGCAAGAAGCGCGACGAACAATACGAAGAAGGTCTGCGTCGTACAGGCCTTGGTGATGATGCCCCAGGTGGCGCATCGTTCACTGGAGCCAGCAAGGTCGTGCACCCGATGTTGACTCAGGCTTGTGTGGACTTCTCTGCACGGGCCATGAAAGAGATCTTCCCACCCGACGGTCCTGCTAAAGACAAGATCATCGGTGAAGTAACGCTTGACAAGCAGCAAAAGGCAGATCGCGTTACCAAGTACATGAACTTCCAAATGACCAAGCAGATGTCCGAGTTTCGGTCTGAGCTTGAGCAGCTGTCTACGCAGCTTCCATTAGGTGGCGGTCAATACCTGAAGTTGAACTGGGATACCAACAAGAAGCGTCCAGTCTCTCAGTTCGTTGCAATCGATGACGTCTACTTGCCGTTTGCCGCCACTAACTTCTATTCATCTGAGCGCAAGACTCATGTGCAGTACATCACTCGCATTGAGTATCAGAAGCGCATTCAGTCTGGCATGTACATGGACGTTGACATCATTGTCAGTCCACAAACACCAGACGAATCTAAGTCTGAAAAAGCAAACAACAAGATTGAAGGTCGTCAGGCCGATAGCTACAACGTCGATGGTCTGCGCACCGTGTTCGAGTGCTACATCATCCACGACCTTGGTGATGACTACGGCCTGGCGCCATACATCATCAGCATTGACAAGGGCACACAGAACGTCTTGTCTATCTATCGCAACTGGGAAGAAGACGACGATACCAAACAGGAAATGGTTTGGATGGTTGAGTTCCCATTTGTGCCATGGCGCGGTGCTTATCCCATTGGCCTGACCCACATGATTGGTGGTTTGTCAGCTGGCGCAACAGGCGCATTGAGAGCGCTGCTTGACTCAGCCCACATCAACAACTTCCCTGGACTCTTGAAGCTTAAGTCAGGAACAGGCGGTCAGACAGACCGTGTGGATCCAACCGAGGTCAAGGAGATCGAAGGATCCTTTGGCCAAGACGACATCCGCAAGATGCTGATGCCAATGCCATACAACCCGCCAAGTGCCGTGTTGTTCCAGCTTCTTGGCTTCTTAGTCGATGCTGGTCAAGGCGTAGTCCGTACCACCTTTGAAGACCTGGCTGACAGCAACGCTAACACGCCAGTCGGTACGACCTTGGCTCGCCTTGAGCAAGGCATGACGGTGTTCTCAGCCATTCACGCAAGGCTGCATGACTCTATGGGCCGTGTGCTGCAAGTGCTGTTCAGGTTGAATAAGACCTACCTCGAAGAAGAGGAAGTGTTTGACGAGACCGGCGAGTTGATGGTCAAGCGCAAGGACTTTGAAGGCCCGATGAATGTCGTGCCAGTCAGCGACCCCAACATCTTCAGTGAGACCCAGCG